TTTCATGAAGCTCTTGACAGGAGAACCATCAGTTTCGTCCACAGACATGTCAGCTTTATCCAACAGCGCTTGTTGCGTTGGTCTAGGTTGACGTTCACGAACTTCATCCAGTGACACCGGATGACCTGACCTAACCAAATGCTCTGGAATCAATTGCTCAATGAATTCTGTAATCATGTTGGTTAACAACGGGGTAACAACACAGTTTGAGTGCAATTCTGTGATTCGGCCCCTAACAGCCTGCTCATCATTGTTCTTACACTTATCTGGGACAAATGCGGGATCAATGATGGGACTCATAAAAGGGATCATGGCAGGCTTAGATTCAGGATCGTAATTAATTGGATCAAACTGATATCTAGACATGGCTTTGTCAACTGGATACACAACAGCGGGTGTGGACGGTTGTTGCGTACGATGATACTCAGTTAACACACTGGCACTGGCCATGTCAGTAGATCCCATTGTTGTCTTAACTTGGGCAATGCTTATATCATTCTTCCCAAGACGTGCAACAGACGCCAGAGAGTCATCAACAACTACAGGAACAGTGGCTTGTGCATAACTACCAATATTTCCGGTAGATACGCTCAGTCCTTGTTTATCCTGAATCTGTAATCGCAAATATCGTCCATCTGAAACAGACAATCGTGACAATCTATAACCTCCCAAATACGAACTAACATCAAATATCGGGGACCAAAAGGTTTTCATCGGAGACAGCATGATCAATTGATGATGCGGATCTAATTGTTTACGATCCACATTATAACTCGTTACACGATATCCCATGCTCATGAACGTTGGACTAACCGCAAGTAACATATCAGATCCGTAATTCCAGATCTGATGTTCGTACACCGCACCTCCCGAAACACTGTATTTCACATTACTATCTTTGTCAAATGTGAAAGAGTACTCTCCTGTGCTGCAAGATACAGCACTAGGTTGGAAGGTTGAAATAATGTACATTCTTGGATAATTTGCCAACATTTGGGGCATGTCAATGTAATAGTCTACATCAATCATAGCAATAACCTCATTCTCCAAGGGAGCAAATGCTTCATAACCAACAGACAAATCTTTACCCCAATAAAACGTCCGACATCCACGACGATCATGTTTTACATCGTTAGTGGATTTCTGAACATAATAAGGTGTAACCCCCATGGACATACACACAACATCAATTTGATTGACAGCAGAATTTCTGGTTGAAGCCGATTCTGGGTGCGTGTGGTCTCTCTGGGGTTTTGTCTTAACAGTCGGTGATGAAACAAATCTCATTCTACTTACCTTAGAAGTAATGAGTGGTTGTCTACTCAATTGAATCAATTTCATAATATAAGCACTAATGAAACGATTACCAATCGGATTTATTTTATTCTGGTACATAATATACTTACCAGTTAAGTACACACTAGCTAGCAACATCCCCCCGCTAACAGCTAACACCTTAACCTTATTACTAATCGTAATAGAAGTTATACGCAATTGTTCATCGTCCTGGGATACAAGGGAAAAACCATTATCCTCATATCTTCTTACGGTACGGTAAAACATGTTGCGCATGGAGATCTTTGGTACTTTGACCACATCATGTGAGATAGGAAAATCTCCAACATAGATAGTGGTAGTATAACTAAAGACCTTGGCTAAGAGTTTTGATAACAAGTGAGACATCGCAGATGCTTAAACAATAACAGGGTAGGACCTACAACGCCGTT